GTACAGATGAAGATGAGGATACCCAAGAATTAGTTAAAGTTATTAAACGTAAAGGTGACGATTGACATAATGGTTGTCACCTAAGCTTACGGGCTTAAATATAAACTCTGTTAAACGGGGAACCTGAAATAAGGAGCTATAGCTCACGAATAAGGTCGTAAGAGAAGCTGGCTCCATAAACTATGGATAAGCGCTGACCGCCGTACTAAATCAATCATTATGATTGTAAAGGTCTAGAGACTAAGATTAGGCACAGCTATTCAAATGGGGATAGTGAGAAGCCTATAAGAAAATCCTATTAAGGAAAGTAAAGCAGAGACTCTTTAGCCAAAATTAAGGAGTAAGATATAGTCCAAACCCTATATAAATACTACGAAAGTAGGGGTACTTATACAGTAATGTATAAAATAAAAGCATTATGCCCAATCAAGCGTCTATGCCAAAGTTGGTATGAACAAGTTGATTGATGTATTACGTGAAGAACGTGAGACGCCATCAATCGTTACAGCACTAGATTCAGATGTCGGAGCTGTATTAAATCAAGAGCCTACTGACTTAGCTAGTGAGTTCGATATAATGTAGTCTACAAGAGAGTATCAATAATGATACTCTCTTTTTATATCTATTATCTTCTTAATTTATTTTATAAAATGACATAATGCTATACTATAAATAGGCCACTTCTCTGTATGATATTTCATTATATTAGTAGTGTAGAAGATACGAAAGGAGGCTCTTATTCATTGGGAATTAGAGATTTATTCCAACGTGATACGCTCAACGTACAAGATTACGTAGACGTTGACGAATATGCCAAGGAAGACCTACAGAAGTCATTTAGAACTGGTAAGTCTAACAATCGTGGTAAAGTTGATGCTCTTGATATTAATCAAAGCAACAACTATGGTGGTCCTTTTAGTGCTGTTAATAAGAATGATGTTTTGCAGAAGAAGAAAATACTTAACCAGTATGCCTCTAATGTTATTGTGCAAGCAATCATTCGTACTAGGACTAATCAGGTAACACCTTATTGTATTCCAGCTAGGCTATCACGTGATGGGATTGGCTATGAAGTTGTCCCCAAAGAAATTAAGGGTGACAAGGCAACTAATAAGCAGAAAGAACGCTCTAAAGAATTAGAAGACTTTATATATCATACTGGTAAAGATGATAACAAAGAGTGGCGAGATACATTACCAGCATTTGTTACCAAGATTATTAATGATATCTTGGTTCAAGACCAAGTTAATATTGAAAGGGTGTATGAATCTCCTAATTCAGCACAGCTTAATCACTTTAATGCTGTTGATGCAAGTACAATTGTTATATCTAAGCTTCCAGCAAGTTTAGACCAACCTCGTTCATTTGAACAAATTATTGACACCAAGAAGATAGCCAGTTTCAATGAAAAAGAAATGGTATTTGAAACCTATTGGCCTACAACTACAGTTAATAATCGTGGCTATGGCTATGGGCCACTTGAAGTGGTATTACCTCAATTAAGCTATGAAACAAACACTGAACAATTCAATGCTAGGTTTTTCAGCCAAGGTGGTACAACTCGTGGTATATTAGTTTTAAACCCTAACGGTGATGCTCAGCAACAACAAATGGCAATTGCAGGTATTCGTAGACAATGGAACAGCCAAGGTGCTGGTATGAATGGTGCTTGGAAGGTTCCAATGATTTCAGGTCAAGATGCTAAGTTTGTTAACATGACACAAACGAGCAAGGATATGGAATTTGAAAAGTTTTTGAATTACCTAATTTATGTTATTGCTGCTGTTTATCAAATTCAGCCAGAAGAAATTAACTTCCCTAATCGTGGTGGTGCTACTGGGCGTGGCGGAGGAAACTCTGTTAATGAAGGTAACACAATGCAAAGTAAGATTAGCAGTAGCCAGAGTAAGGGACTACAGCCATTGCTGTTCTTTATCGAACGTCTGATAAATGAAAAGATTTTGTCTAAGGTTGATAGCGACTACCAGTTTAAGTTTACCTTAGGTGGTACTCAGTCAGAGTTAGAGAAGCAACAAGTTATTGAAAAAGAACTATCTAATGGTATGTTGCTAAATGAGGCTCGGGCTAAAAACGGATTATCCAAGCTTGATGGTTTGGATATTCCAGGGAACGTTGCTCAGGCAGTTCAGTGGAAGCAGTCAGAAATGAAACAAAGTGACTTACAACATTCTAAGGATTACAATAAGGCACCAACTGACCCAAAGTCACCACTTCCAGTTGATGATAATCAGACTAACAATCAAGAAGATAGTCAATCTGACCAAGATAATCAACCAAATAACAATAAGCCCACACAATAGTTATATTATTATTGAATGAAGATGACTTAAGGTGGTGTTAAAGTGTTAAAAGACGATTTCGACATTTTCTTACCCTTTGACAGAGTTGAAAAAAGTGATTCTGGTAAGAAAGGTAAGAATGTGTTTGTTGCTGGTTGGGCTTCTACTCCAGCATTGGACTTTCAAGGTGAACGACTAGATTCATTCGGTCTAGACCCTAGTTATCTATTTAATAATGGGTTTGTTGATTATGAACATGACCAAGATAAAGTAATTGGTTATCCAACTGATAAATCATTTGTAGACCCTGAGAGAGGCTTGTATGTAGAAGCAGAATTGTTTGGTGATATGCCAGAAGTTCAAAACATTGTTAAATTAAATAATAATTTAAAGAAGGCACAAGCCAAGCGTAAGTTAGGATTCTCAATTGAGGGTAAAGTTCTTAAGCGTGACCCCGTTGACAAGAATGTTGTTAGAGAGGTTATGGTTACAGGAGTAGCCGTCACAAAGAACCCAGCTAACCCGGAAGCTACATGGGAACAGGTACAGAAATCAAACAGTGCTTTGGTGGCTGGTACCGGATACTCTCCTAGTACCCAGCATGATGGGGGTGCCTTACGTCCAGAATCAATGGCCGCTGCATTGGTAAACTTAGCAGCCCGCATTCGAGAGATGGAAACTAGCGTTCCTGACCTTGATGTATTTGCTAAGGATACCGCTAATGCTATTGAAGACCGTGGTGTTGATGATGTATTAGTATACCAGTTGTTCTTACAGTTATTTTCAGGTAAAAGTGCTGATGATGTTATTCATGCCTTGCCTAAGAACATGGTTACTCATAGTGCAGAATAAACTGGTAATATTGATGATTAAACCAAGAAAGTAGGGAGAAAATTTGAAATTACAAGAAACATTGGAAGCTCTAGAAAAGTCTACTAAAGACCTAACTAAGAGCGTTGAAGATGCAAAACCTGTTGAAGATGCAAAGCCAGAAGCTCCAGCAGAAGCACCTAAAGAAGCTGAACCAGAAGTTGAACCAGAAGCTCCTAAAGAAACTGAACCAGAAGCTCCTAAAGAAACTCCTAAAGAAACTCCTAAAGAAACTGAACCAGAAGTTCCAGCAGAAGCACCTAAAGAAGCTGAACCGGAAGCTCCAGCAGACGACACGCAAGTTGAAGCAGGACAGGCTACGGAACCAGTAGAAAAAACTGAAAAGTCAGTTAATATCGACCGGGACTTAGTAATGAAGTCATTAGACACGCTAAATTTAGCACTAGATGTTATTAAGTCGATGTCTAAGCCAGAGGCTCGCCAAGACAATATGTCTAAGAGCGTGGTTGAAGCTCCTGATGCTAAGCATAAGGAAGATGTTAATGGTGGTAAACAATCCTCTGCTGTTGTCAAGGGTGCCGATTGTGATGACCCTGATATGAAAGATGATAAGAAGAAGGATAAAGTTTCCAAGGATGATGATGAAGTAGAAGAATCTGCCAAGAAGTCAGCCGACAAAGATAGTGCTGAAAAGTGTGATGATGACGGTGAAATGTCAGATGATAAAAAGAAAGACAAAGAAGAAGATAATGCTACTAAGTCTGTAACTGGTAAGGCTGTACAATCAGATGATGCAGAAGATGATGTTGAAAAGTCAGAAAAGGCTGACAAACCATCTAAAGAAGAAATCATTAAGTCGTTTAGAAATCAAGTTAGCGAAGCCTTAGAAGAATCAGATTCAGATGTAATGGCTGGTCCTAATAGTGCTCGTTCTAATAGACTACGTGAAGTATTGTCAGAAGCTAACAAATCAACTGAATTATCTGATACTTTGAAGAAGTCATTCTTGGATATCAATTAATTTGTACTAATTTGTTACTAAATCATAAACTCGTTATATTATAGTTGTAAGCAAAATGACTTTTAATCATTTAATCACATAAAATGAGAAGGGACGAATTAATTTGTCAGATAATAAAGAAAAAACCTTGTTCGGCAAGAGCTTGGAATTAAAGAACGACGTTGCCGAAAACATTAGTAAGGCTTTCGTTGCCGGTACTGGTATTACACCACAAACACAACCAGACGGTGCTGCTTTACGTCTTGAATCAATGGATAACAACTTAAAGAACACTACTTGGGGTACTGATGACTTTACCATTTATAATGATATTTTCAAGCAACCAGTAGACCAAACTGTTCGTAAGTATGTACAATTCTATAAGCATGGGCGTGTTGGTCATGCCTTGTTCCAACCAGAAATTGGTATTGGTGCTGTTAACAGTCCACGGTTAGACCAAAAGACTATCTCAATGAAATTCATTGTTGATACTAAGCAAAGCTCATTGGCTATGCAATTGGCTAACACCATTACTGACCCTGTTCAAGTTTTGGAAATGGACGGCGTGGAAAACGTTGTCAAAACTATTGAATGGGCTATCTTCTATGGTGACTCTGACTTAACTGCTGGTGAAAAGGGCGATGGTCTGGAATTTGATGGTTTGCAAAAACTTATTGATGCCCATAACCACATTGACCTTGAAGGTGGAGAATTAACGCCACAAGTGCTTAACAAAGCCGCTGTTAAGATTGGTGAAGGTTTCGGTGTTGCAACTGATGCTTATATGCCTATTGGTGTTAAGGCTGACTTTATCAACCAACACTTAGGTGCACAACGTATTATGCTTCCCGGTCAAACTGGTGGTATGGAAACTGGTTTAGACATTGACCGTTTCTTATCAGCACGTGGTAACATTAAGTTGCATGGTTCGACTATTATGGACTTGGATAACAAGTTAGACTTAGTTAACCCAGATGTTAACTCAAATGCACCATTAGCTCCTTCATTGACGGCATCAGCAGTTACGGACCAAGCTGGTAAGTTCCATGATAAAGATGTTACGGACAAGCAAGGTAACGTATTACTTCCTAAAGAAGTTGGTGCTAACTTGGTATACCGTGCTACGACTTCAAGCCGTAACGGTGACTCATTAGCATCAGACCCAGTAACGGTTAAGGTAGCTAATGCAACCGATGGTGTTAAGTTAACAGTTACGAACCAAGCATTACAAAACGAACGCCCAGACTTTGTTACAATTTATCGTCAATCATTGATTGATGGTGATGACAACTTCTACTTGGTTGCTCGTGTTGCTACTCGTGATATCCAAGATGATGGTACTATCGTATTTACAGATACGAACTTACGTATCCCGGGTACTGGTGATGTCTTCGTTGGTGAAATGAACCCATTACGGATTTCATTG